TATGCAAAACCAAAATTTTGTTTAATTACAGGAGTTAAATTAAAAGATGAAGATACTTATAATATAAACACAGGTTGTCCGTATTCCAACTTTGCTGAGAAGTTTAGGTCAAGGCATCAGATACCTGTAAGAGATTTAAGAAAATTTGTCGAGGAATTAAAAGGTAAGTTATGAGCAGAGGTAAGGAAATTTTAGCAGACCTATGTATGACTCTTGTTTATGCAGCTGCGTCAGTAGTAACCATATTTATTATGTATTGTATAATAGCGATAATATTTTTTGTATGGGGTTAGGAGACTTTGTAGAAAAGATAACAACGTACACCGGAATTAGATGGGTAGTTTACAAACTGAGTAAGGTATTTGGATTTGACTGTGGGTGCGAGAAAAGAAAAGATAGTTTAAATAAAATTAAGTTTAAAAGATGACAAGAGAAGACAGAAAAAGATGGAAGGCCTTCAAGGAGGTAGGTAAGGAGACCATTACACACGAAGAATTTAAAATGATATGCGAGGTACACGCCAACGTTTTTAATCACAAGTACCATACGTTTTGCTCTTGCAACGGAAGAAAGGCTCAACAATGGATCAATGAAATTAATGAGGTTTACGCACGTAAGAAAAAGAAATGATAGATAAGATTCACAAGTTGGAGGAGGCCACAGTTCTAATGCTTAACAAATTTGATGGTTGGGATTTAAAGTGGACAGGAGAAGGATTTACAAAATGGGACGCTGAAGGACTGACACCAAAAGGACAGGAATGTGTAATGGAGATGAAGTTTAGGAATAAGCATTATACAGACAAGATGTTGGAAAAGGATAAGTACGATGCTTTAATTGCGACAGGTAAGGTTGCTATATACTTTGTTAGCGATCCAAAAGGAACATATCTATATTGGCTTAACAATTTAGAATTACCACCATTAAAAGAGATGTATTGCCCTGATACAACTATGTGGACGAAAAAAAAGATTAACAAACCTGTTTACCTGCTGACAGAAGATTTAGCAGCACTTAAAATATTAAAAGATGAAACCTAAGAAAAGAACACACAAAGAACATTTTGCATTGTATGACAGAGTGCTGTCAGAGGTTATGATACGCCTCCAAGTAGTAGAAAAAAAGATAGAATTGATGAACACACCAAAAGAGGAGACCGATTAATTTCGGTTTTTTTTTGCCTAAAATTTTTTTTATCCACAGTTTAGACCTAAATTGCAGCTTATTAACTAAAACTATATATTATGACAGAAGTAAAATTATCATCGGTAGAGTACGAAAAGCTTTATTCAGTTTATTGTGCAGCAACAGAGCTTGTAAACCATAAGCCTGCATTTGCAGGAACCGAAGTTTCCGAGTGGGTAAAGGAGGCAGCAACCAAGAGACTAAAAGAGGCAGTTCAAGAATTTAAAAATCAGATATAATGACAAGAGCAGAAAGCGTAAAAGCATTAGAAAATTTAGGATATGTTGTAAATTTATGGCATACCTCAGATGTAACGGATTATTACAAATGTAGCGAATCTATGGCAGCAACTATTATAGATGACGTACTTTACAAGTTGGAAGACCATATTACAGAAAGAATATCAGAGGAGGCTTTTGACAGGGGTCTTAATTTACACGAATAAAATTATAAACTAAAAACAGATATATTATGAAACTTAGCACGATTAGAGAAATGTATGACAACCTTTTGGATTTGGAGATTGAAACAAGCAAAGAGGAAAGACAAGAGTTATTAAATAGCCTATACAAAGAAAACGATTTTAATTGGAAGGCAAACGGAGCAAAATACCGAATCATTTGCGGCGATGTTATCGAAGAAATACATACCAAAGAGGTCAAAGACTTGACTATTGAGCGTTACTTGAATGGACTTGACTTAGACAAACATTGGTGGATTGCAATTGATTGGGAAAAAACAGCGGAAACTCTTAGAAGAACAAATGGTTGTGGTCGTTATTTTTCAAGCTACGATGACTCAGAGCAAGAGTTTAGATTAGATGGAGTTTCGTATTACGTATTTAGAGTAAACTAATGAATATATTAGACATAGAGGAAATACAGTTCCTAAACGAAAGCGAGGTAGTTTCTAAGACGTTATTGAAGTGGCACAAAGCAAGACCTGATAACAAAGAGTTACAGGAGGTTATAGATGCTTATACAAAGGTATTCTTGCATTGTACCAATATGCAGACAAGAGCAAGAGAATACGAAAAGCAGTTGTCAGAAATGAGAGCAGCTAAAAACAGAGCAATTGTATCTCGCAACAAGGCCTGTGAAAAAGCATTAGAGTTACAGCTAAAAGTAGAGGAATATGAAACAGTTAAAAACTTAAATTTATGAAAGGAGAGATCAAAGTAACAGAATTGAATCAAATGATAACTGAAACACAGAACAAGATAGATTGGTATTCAGTAGAACTTAAAAAAGCGTATATGACTTTGGATATGTACAACAGCGAATTGGAAAATCACATTAAACAAATAGACACAGATTATGAAACAGCAAACTAATAACAACAGAGTGGATAAAAGCAGGAAGATAAAAACATTAGAAATACTGCTGAGAGACAATATGGAAACCTTGAGACAACGTTTAGAAGATGGAACATTCCAAAGACCTGACGAGACAAACAAGCTGAGTAAGAAGGTAGATAAGTATATTGCCCACGTAAATAACATTGAAGTATTATCAGATTTATTACACAAAACCAAAAGCGAAACATTATGATTGAATTATTAAACGGAGACAAGTACCAAAAGGAAGAATTGTTGAAACTTATGGAAGATGATACCTTCTATTATGGAAACTTAGGCAAGAACGCATTGAGCAGTTCAGCAGCTAAGATGCTATTACAATCCCCTAAGACGTATAAGTATGTAACAAAGTATGGCTCAGCAGAAAGTCAGGCACTTAGAGATGGTTGGTTATTTCACGCAGCGATCTTAGAACCTCACGTATTTGACGCACAGATATTTGTTGATTGCAAAACAAAGGCAGCCAAAGCCTATAAGGAGGCAGTTGAGGAACACGGAAAGGTTTACACAATGGCAGAAAAGGAAAAGGCCCAAAGATTAGCAGACGCATTTTATAAGAACGAACACGCAAAAAGTTTATTAGTAAAAACAGAATTTGAGAAACCTGCAATAGGTAAATTGTTTGATCTACCATTTAGAGCGAAGGCAGATGTATTAGGTAAAAATAGCTTGGTTGATTTAAAAACAACAGCAGACATAAAGGCATTCCCTTATTCCTCTAAGAAGTACGGATATGACGTACAGGCCTTCATTTATTGTCAGTTGTTTAATATAGACTATAAGGACGTAAGATTCATAGCAGTAGATAAGGGAAGTTTGGATATAGGTATTTATGACATATCTCAGGAGTTTTATATGGAAGGAGAGAAAAAGACAGAGGCCGCCTGTGAGATATACAGAACCTTCTTTGAGTATGGAGTAGATGTGAATGAATATTATTTAAAAGGAACATTATAGTTATGAGCTTAGAAACAAAAGTAAGTTTTACCCACGTATTAAAAACAAGGGCAACACTTAAAACAATTTGGAGTTTACGCAGATGTAAACAGTAAGTTGGCTGAATGGATTCAAGAATATAAAGACAAACAAAAATAAAGTTATGACAGCAACAGAACAGAGAAACAAGATAGCATTAAACGACGCAGATTACATTTCAGGATTAGTAAAATTAGTAACAGGATTAGATATATTTAGCAACACTCGAAAAAGAGACCACATTGAGGCGAGGTCTTTACTTTACGTAATTCTAAGAGAAGATTACGGAGCAACATATCATTGGATAAAAGACTATATGGAAAGCAAAGGTAAGTCCTGTGATCACTCAACAGTTATTCACTCAGTTAACCAATATGAAATGTATAAGATGTACAGCAAGTATTTGGAAGATTGGAGGCAAATGATTTTAAACAAGATTGTGCAGGAAAGGTATTAGTGTGCATTTAGTGATAACTGTTAAAAAAAATATGTTATATTACAACAAAACAGATACTGACAATCTATTTAATCACATTATAAAACTCAGAAACCAATGAACAAAACCGAACACCATAAAAAAGCAATGATAGCAGCTTTGGAGAAATCATTAGGAATCGTTACAACAGCCTGTAAGAAAGTTGGAATAGGCAGGACCACATTTTACGATTGGCTTAAAGAGGACAAGGAATTTGCTAAAGAGGTTAATGAGATACAAGATATTGCATTAGACTTTGCAGAGACTCAGTTACACAGTCAGATAGGAGGGGGGAGTACAGCGGCCACAATTTTCTACCTAAAGACCAAAGGCAAGAAACGAGGTTATGTTGAGAGGCAAGAAATTACAGGAATAGAGGGTACAAGATTATTTGAAGTTGAGATACTAAAGAATGACAAAGAAGATACAGAGTAATATAGTCTTTGAACACCTAAACAACCTTTCTAAGAAGATATTAGTAGAGCAGGGTGGTACGAGGTCCGGAAAGACATATAACATTCTATTATGGCTTATTTTCAATTACTGTAATTCAAACACAGGAAAGACAATAACCATTTGTAGAAAAACATTCCCTGCTGTACGTGGTACAGTTATGCGAGACTTTTTTGAGATACTTAAAGAATACGATTTGTATTTTGAGGAACTGCATTCCAAGTCCACAAACGAATATTTCATAAACGGAAACAGGATTGAGTTTATATCATTAGATCAACCACAAAAAATTAGAGGACGTAAAAGAGACTTGCTATTCATAAACGAGTGCAACGAATTAAATTACGAAGACTTTCAGCAGCTTATATTCAGAACCCAAGACAACATAATATTGGACTTTAATCCATCAGATGAGTTTCATTGGATATATGACAAGGTACTGACAAGAGAAGATGTAGAGTTTTATCAGACATCATACAAGGACAACCCATTTCTACCTCAAACGCTTGTAGATGAGATTGAGAGGCTAAGAGACACAGACGAAAACTATTGGAGGGTATATGGCTTAGGAGAGAGAGGACAAAGCAGGTCTCTTGTGTACAACTTTAAAACAACTAAGGACATACCTGCAACAGCTAAACTTTTAGGAAGGGGATTAGATTTTGGGTTTAGTAATGACAGCACAGCAGTTGTTGAAACTTACGTAGAAGGGAATAATATGTATGTGAGAGAGTTGCTTTACAGAACAGGAATGACAAACCAAGATATTGCGAGGGAACTTGAACGTATAGGATTAGACAGGAGAGATGAAATATGGGCAGATAGTGCCGAGCCAAAAAGTATCGAGGAAATATACAGAATGGGTTGGAATATTAAAAAGACTTTTAAGGGTGCAATAAATATTGGTATTGATATGGTCAGGAGGCACAACCTTTATGTTACTGAGGACAGCGTAAACACAATTAAGGAACTGAGAAATTATAAGTACGTAGAGGACAAGAATGGAAATCTAACCAACAAGCCAATTGATCTATTCAACCACAGTTTAGATGCCCTGAGATATAGCATTGTAAACAAATTAAGCAGGCCCAATTACGGAACCTACGCAGTCAGATAGAGAAGTTTTTTAAAAAAAGATAGCCTATTTTTTGGTAGAATGGTTTAAGTGATATATTTTAGCAGTATATTAACTAAACAGATATTATGACTTTAAAATGTAACAAGTGTAACGGAACAGGGTTTATTAGTGGATTTTCACACGTTAGCGAGGGAGTGTGCTTTGTCTGTGGTGGTGCAGGTACTTTAGTAGGCAAGGAACATACAAAAAATTATTCAGTTCAGTGGGTTCTACAATATAAAGGAGATGGGTTCTTCAAAGGAGAGGGCAAAGTTAAGGTAAAGTGCTTAAAGGACAAGGGCAAAACCTCAGAGTGGGTGGCAATGATGGACGAAGAATTTTATTATATTGGACAACCTGTGTGTGGAGGTTCTACGCATTTTAAATTTTCTAAAGATATGGGCAAAGAATTTGTTTCTCATTTTAAAAAGACACATTTCAATAGAGGTTTTAAATTTTCAGAATAAGTAGTAGTTAGGTTTTAGTTAGAAGGAGTCAGCAGAAATGTTGGCTCTTTTTTTTGTGTTATAATTTGTGTATCTTGTTCGTTATATTAATATAAGCGACTTACAATGCAAATAAACATACAAACACCCTCTACCCTTAGAGAGATAAATTTAAGACAATACAAGGCCTATATCAAAGCCATAAACAAGTATCAGGACAGCGACACTCAGTTACGGTTGAAGATGCTTGAGATATTCTGTAATGTACCATACAACGATGCGATCAAGTTTAAAGCTAAAGACGTAACAAGAATAACAAATAGACTTGTCAAGCTATTGGAGGAAACGCCGGAGTTGGTTACCAAGTTTGAAATGGGAGATACAAAATTTGGATTCATACCGAAGTTAGATGATATGAGTTTCGGAGAGTACATAGATTTAGATAGCAGCATTTCAGATTGGGATATAATGAATATGGCAATGGCTGTACTGTACAGACCAATCGACAAGGAGAAAGGAAAGTTCTACACAGTCAAAGACTATGAAGGAGACATATACCACGAGGCTATGAATAATATGCCATTAGATGCGGTAATTAGTTCCATTGTTTTTTTTTATCGTTTAGGGAACGACTTATCGAAAAGTATGATGAGATATTTGGAGGAGGAGAATCAAATGGACTCGACTCAGCTGCAAGCTTTGGAAGAAAGTGGGGTTGGTATCAATCTATTTACGCACTCGCTAAGGGAGACATTACGAGATTCAAGGATATAGAAGAAATGAATGTTAATACCTGTATGTTGGCTTTATGCTTTGAGCAGGAAAAGAACCAAGTAGAAAAGCAACAAATAAAAAACAATTTTAAGAAATGAGCAACAAGGGAGCAAGAGCATACTATCAAATCACAGAAACCATAAGAGACTTTCTTTTGGCTAATGATGACATCAATACAGTTACGATAGGGGACATTACGCAAGTTGATCTAAACAAACAGGAGATGTTTCCATTGGGCCACGTTATGATAAATAATGCAAACCTAAACGACAGCACGATACAGTTCAATATTACTGTTATGGTTATGGATATTGTTTGGCAGACTAAGAAGGAGCAGAACCAAGAATATGACAATACTTTTATCGGAATAGATAACGAGCAAGATGTTCTCAACACTCAGCTAACAGTTGTCAATTTATTAAACCAAAGTATGATGAGAGGTTCTTTGAGGGCCGATGCTTTTGAGTTGGTAGGTCAGGGAACTTGCGAACCTTTTAAAGACAGATTTGAAAACGAGGTAGCAGGTTGGGCATACACATTTAGTGTTTACGTAAGAAATGACATTGACATATGTATTTATTAGAGACACAACACGTTTTAAAGGTATATAGAGACCTTATCATAGAGGAGGCAAAAGCTAACCTTGCAAAGCCTCAAGGTAAGTTTAGAAAGCCTAAAAACGCCTCAGGGACCTTATCAGATTCTATACAAGGAACAGATAAATTTGAAAAAGGTAAGTTGATAGAGGCAGGAATCCAAATGGAGGCCTATGGAGAGTTTATTGACAAGGGAGTAAGTGGAGTTAAGAAAAAGTATGATACGCCATATAGCTACAAGGACCGAATGCCACCTGCAAACAAGTTAGACAAGTGGACAGTTAGAAGGGGAATAGCACCAAGAGACGCAAAAGGAAAATTTATACCAAGAAAAAGTTTACTGTGGTTGATCTCAAGAGGAATTTATAACAACGGAATTAAGCCGAGCCTATTTATGACAAAACCATTTGAGAAATATATGGATAAGTTACCTGTGGAATTGGCAACAGCATTTACAGAGGATAGTAAAGTGTATTTAGAATTACAATTAAAAGATTTAAAATAAATGGCAACAGAAAAGATATTTGCAAGAAGTCCGTATTACGTGGCATACAAAGACAACGTAAATGCAATAGCAAAAGTTGAGGTAAATGTATGGGCATACGAAGGAGTTAAAACAACAGGCAGACCAACAAACCCTACGTACATTTTAAGAAAAACAACCTCAGTTAGCGAAGGAGGGTATAATTTTTTTACGTTTGAGATAGCCGAACTCTTAAAAGACTATTTGCCTAAGGTAGGAAACCCTACATTGTACCCTGCAACAGCAATGTGGGCAGCAGTACAAATTGTTACAACAAATAATGCAGGCTCTACGCTTGCCTCAGCAATTACAGACTTTGCAGTATTAGATGGGTATATTAA